GTTGTAATTATCGAATACGCTTAGGAGCAAGATAAGATGGAATATGTTCTGATAAATGTAAACTCTCGAACAATGCTCTCCGCTCCGGGCGCGCTGCCGGATTTCCTGACTGGATTGGCGCAGATCGGTCCCGGTAGCATTGAAGATCTTTCCTGGACCGCGCCCAACTTTGACAATGAGTATGTTGGCAAGGGCTATTGGGTGGTTCAGGACATCTACCCGACTCCCGCCGCGTGGCAGCAAAATTCGTCTACGCCGACGTATGCGGTTGATGCAGAGCAGCCGCTCGTCACTGCGACTTACGAGCTTGAAACACGTCCAATTGATGCCGTTCGAACAGAAAAGATTGCCGCACTTGCCAATTACCGTTTGAACAAGGCGCAGTTGGTTGTTCAGCAGCCAATTGGCATGGACTTGCAGGCCTTCATCAATCAGTGCTTCGCCGTTGAGGCGCAGCACAAAAGCGCGATCAATGCCTTGACCACATCAGAAGCCATCAGCAACTACGACTTCACGACGGGCTGGCCTAACTAGGTTCATCATCCATGCCGACCTACGATTACAGCACCCTGGTTAGCGACGTTCAGACGTGGATGGAAAACACGGACACGAGCTTTGTCGCCCAGGTTCCGACGTTCATCGCCAATGGCGAGACGCGCCTGTATCGTGACCTTATCATTCCTCAATTGGAATATGAGGCAACCGGCACATTGACCGTCAACAACGGGTTTTTCACGCGCCCGAACGATCTGATTGCCTTGCGCTATATGAGTCTTCAATCAAACAACAATCAGAATCCTATCCTTATTCTAATTCAGTATGCGTTTGGCATTACGATGTATCCAGGTCTTACCGACATCGGCCAGCCGCTTTACTACTCTGTTTACGATTCCACTCGGTATCGCTTGTTCCCCATCCCGGATGCGAATTATCCGTACAATTTTTTCTATCGTCGCCGGTTGCCGGCGTTGTCGAATACCAACCAGACGAATTGGCTGACGGATAACGCTTACGATCTGTTGCTGGCGTCGGCGCTTTGCGAAGCATCCAGGTTTGTTCTGGACGACAGGCAGGCAAGCCTTATCCAGATCAACGAAGCGAAGTATCAGAGCGCGCTGAAAGCGATCAACTTCCGCGAGACCAAAGCCTCTGTTGATGACTACCAGATTCCGTTCTCGGTGGAGGTCCAGTCGTGACCGGAACATACGATCCGCTTCTCGGGTTACTGTTGCAGCCATATGGCGGCAATGCAGATGCTTGGGGCGCTCTGACCAACTCAAACCTCTCGTATATTGCGCAGAGTCTTAAAAGCATCTCCACACTGTCCTCGGCTGGCGGGACGGTTACGCTCTCGAATACCGACTTTGCACCCAATCAGACGCGCCAGATTGTTTTTCGCAATGTAAGTGTTCAGACAAGCAATCTGGCTTTTGTGCTGCCGCCTCATGCAAGTTGGGGCTTCTTCGTCAATGACGGAACGTCAGGCGGCTACACCTGCACGCTCGGCGTTTCTGGTGGCGTGCAATTGACGATGCAGTATGCGTCCGTGACGCCATGGTACACGAACGGCACGGACACGTTCACGCTGCTTGCCCCAATGGACAAGATTCCATCGCCTGTCGGCACGGTCAACATGGCCGGCTACACGATGTCGAATCTGCCGACGCCTACACTGTCAAGCCATGCGGCGACCAAGGGCTATGTCGATGGGCAGGTATCGCCGACGCTGAACAGCATTGGCGCCCCAACGGGCTCGGTGAACTTTGCCAGCCAGCGGATCATCAATCTGGCAAGCCCAATTGATCCGAACGATGGCGTCAACCTTCAGTCGATGAATGGCGCCATTGCGGCGGCTTCGCTTTCGGGTGTCAGTTCCGTAAGCGCCGCGCCCAATACTGTTTTGGCTGGACCCGAAACCGGAGCGGCGTCTGCCACTCCGGTTTTTCGTCAGTTGGTTGGTGCTGACTTAACGGCAAGCTCTGTCGTCGCCCAGATCCAAGCTGGCGCAGTTTCGTTCTAAGGAGAGGTTGATGCCTGCTTACATGGATCCTAATACGGGGCAGACGGTTGGGCAGGGCGATCCGCTTGTCACGCCCAATCAGCAGTACGATTCAACTAAGACTTATTGGACTGGCCGTCAGTGGATTACTCCGGGCGGGCAGGAAACGCTTGCGCCTGGGGCTGCGATGGAACGTGGTCCAGTTGGCGAATATGGAAATTTAAAAAATCCTTATACGCTGTCGGCAAGCGATCCTAATTCGGCTTATTACACACCCCCTGCAACGCCGCAGCCTCCTGCAACGCCGCAGCCTCCTGCAACGCCAACTTCTGCCTCGCCGCAGTTTGACCAGAACCAGTTCATGCAGCAGTTCCTTAGTTCGCTCATGGGCATTGGGCGATTTGGGGGCTATGGCGGCATGGGCGGCTACGGTGGCGGCTATGGCGGCATGGGCGGCTACGGGGGCTACGGGGGCTATCCGATGGGTGGTTACGGGGGCTATCCGATGGGTGGTTACGGGGGCTATCCAATGGGCGGTATATATCGCCCTCAAGGACCACAGCCCCGAGGGGGCATTGGGCGTTTAGCTCGTCCTTCTGGGCCGCTTCCTAGCGGCCCCACCATGATGAAAGAAGCCGGAGCAGCCACCTATGGTGTCCCGCCTTCTTATGACACCACGCCGTCTGGGGGGATGACCCGTGGCGGCTTCTTCTTCCGTCGCGGAGGGCGCGTCTAATTGGCGCTCAGAACCATACCCTTTCGGCCGGGCGTTGTAACCGACGATACTGCTTATGCGTCGGAAGGGTACGCTATTGACTCTGACAAGATTCGTTGGGTTCAGTCCAAGGCGCAATCTTTAGGCGGCTGGACCAGGGCGACGACTCAAACCGCACCGGGCGTCCCACGCAATATGATGCCGTGGGTGACGCTTTCAGGCGCGGTGCAATTGATGATCGGCACGGCAAGCAAGCTGATCGTTTACCGCGCGCCCTATATGTACAACATCACCCCAACGCGAAGCACGGGCACGCTATCCGCCAATCCGTTCAATTTCACGAACGGCTCGAATCTGGTGACGGTATCCCAGAACGGGCATGGCGCTTTGTTGGGAGATACGGTTTATATCTCCGGCTCGACCAGCGCTGCCGGCATTACAATTGGCGGCACGTCAGGCACGCTTTCCGCGCCATTCTCCACCATCTCGGGCTCGCGCGTTGTTGCAGTTACGCACGTTGCGCATGGCCTTGCCCCTTGGGATCAAGTGACATTCTCTGGCGCTACGGCGGTCGCGACAGTCACGATCTCCGGAACGTATTTGGTCAATGCCATCTCGACCGACCAATACTTGATTGAGACTCTTTCGACGCCTAATGCCACGACCTCGGGCGGCGGTACGCCGACTTACTATTACGGCAAGCCCTATACGATCACGGGCACGATTTCGGCGAACTCGTATCAAATCGAGGCTTCTGCCAATGCCAATGCCACGACTTCGGGCGGTGGCACGCCGTCTTTTCTGTTCGAGATAAATGTCGGGCGCATCAACTCGACACAAGGCACGGGTTGGGGCGCGGGCGGTTATGGCACTGGCCCATGGGGTACGTCTGTTCCGAGCACGGTGGTCAATCAAGCACGCACGCACGCCATGGATACCTATGGCGAAACGCCGCTTTGGAACCCGCTTGGCGGCACGATTTACGATTGGGACAACGATTTCAGCGACCGGGCTGCGGTCTCAGCCAATGCGCCGGCCAAGTGTCTTTACATGCTTGTAACAGCAGAGCGTGCGCTGATGGCGTTTGGCTGCACGAATACGGCGGGCATCTTTGATCCGATGCTTATCCGCTGGACCGATTTGGAAGACCGTACAATCTGGACGCCAAGCAACACCAACAATGCAGGCGACACGCGCTTGTCTGTTGGTTCGTACATTGTTGCGGCACGGCACACCCGCGACGGCATTCTGGCGTGGACCGATGTGGGATTGTACTACATTCGCTACACAGGCGATCCTGATGGGCTTTATTCAGCGGTTCTTGTCGGCTCCAATTGCGGATTGATTGGACCGAACGCAGCCGTTGAACAAGACGGACTTGCGTATTGGATCACGCCGCAAAGGAACTTCTACACCTACAATGGCGGTTTGCCGCGTCCTATGCCGTGTCCGGTGCGACAGGTGGCATTTGCCGATCAATTGGACCTTGCTCAAGTTTGGAAAATTGCATCCAGCTACGACAACGCATACACGGCGGTTTATTGGTTTTTCCCGGACAAAGAGACGGGCGAATGCTCGCGCTATGTGCGTATTGATCTGCTGGAAGCAGTCGCGAATCCGCGTGCCGGGTGGTCGATTGGAACCTTCGACCGGACAGTTTGGATAGACGATACGATCTACGACAGTCCTTTGGCAATGACGGCCGGCGGTACTTTATATGCCCAGGAAACGGGCCTGGGCGCTGATGGCGGTGCGCTTACTCGGTATGTCGAATGGGCGCCAATTGATATTTCCAAAGATGGCACAGACGGCAACAGGGTGCTCAACCTGCGCCGCTCGGTGGTTGACTACACTCTTTATTCGGGCGTGGTGAATGTCACTTTCTACGCTCGCCGTTGGCCGTCTGCCCCGGTTGTGACTAAGGGGCCATACACCGTTTCAGGCGGGACGCTCTATACGGATCTCCGAGTCCAAGGGCGACAGGTCGCCACCTTGATCCAGTCAACGGGGGCCACGGATAGTTGGCGCCAAGGCGACGTGCGCTTTGACATTCAGGAAGGCCCGCTCCGGTGACAGGTGTTGCCCCCCTTCCCAATCCGCCGCCGTCTGTTGACGAGCCTTGGGCGAACTTTGTCCGCCTGTTGGCGGCCCAGACTCAACGGGCGGTTTCTGTCTTGGTCCGAAGTTCTCAGACTATTGGACAGCCGGTTGTACTTCCGAGCTACACGGTTGCTCAGTTGACGGCAAATCCAGCCGACGTTCGGCCAATAATGCAAAGGGTCGTGTTTTGTTTAGACCTTTCTGGAACGACTTCCGGGGCTCCTGTATACTCGGACGGGAGCAACTGGAGACGGTTTTCCGATAATACGGTTGTTTCTTAGGAGAAACCGATGTCCCGGTATATGACGCCCCCTTTCGGCGATTTCTATAGTCCCGGTCGTGGTCGTGGGTTTGGGAACTCGTATGCCCTGCCGATGACCCCGCGTGGGATTAGTCGTATGCAGCCGATAGGCTACGGCATGGACCGGGGGCCTGACATGATGGTTCTAGACTCTATGGAGGACCAGGGCTACGGCGGCTATGGCATTGGCCGTGGCGGCTTTGACATGTCGCGCATTTACGAAGGTCTGCCGGTTCCGGGATACACCCCCGGCTATGGCGAAGTGGGTGGTGAGACGGATTATGGGTTTTACCCCCAGGACACGGGCGGCGGTGGTGGAGGTGGCGAGGAAACCGAAGAGCAGCGGCGCGCTCGACAAATTCGGGAGAATGAAGAAGAAGGCCGTCGTACCTACGGCGGCGGGAGTGAGCCTGCGGATAGGGGCATTAGCTCTGGGCGCGGCCAAGAAGTTGGTTCGTTCGGCGATTGGGCTGGCCGCATGGCGGAAATGGCTCGTGACGTTATGCAAGGCGCCTATCAGGGCGATAGCAGCTATGGCGCGGGGCCGGGCACTGGACCGGCACCGGGAGCGCCAGAGCCCGACCCGGGAGGCTATTCTGGCAGCGGCGGCGGCGGGGATTATGCCAGCGGTGGCATTGCCCGGCGCCGCTATCAGGACGGCGGCGGCGCGGATATGCGCGGTCAGGGCCGCGATCAAGCCGAATACGGCAGCTTTGCAGAAATGATTAACGACCCCGGCTTCCGGGGCGATTTGGCTAATCTTCTAGACATGGCGAGCGTTGGCCCAGCCCGAGGCTTTCTTGAGGTTTCCGGGCTGGCGGACAGGCTTGGCATTGGCGGGGGGTATGGCGCCGTTGAATCCGCGCCGGTTGGGGAGGTTTCCGATAGCGACCGTGGTGCCAGCATGGCGGCAAGGGGCGGTTCAATTCATTATGCGTCGGGAGGCGGGGGCGGGGGGCGCGAAGGCGATCCGCGCACTGAAACAACCGAAAAAGCATCCGATGCTGTTTATCGGTGGTTGAAGAGCTTTGGCCTGCGGCCGTCGAAAGAAAACATTGAGATTGCTGAAATGGCAGTCTACGGCACCCCGCCGGCAAAGAGTAATGCGTCCTCCGACCTTGGCGGCGGTGCGGATCGACAGGAAGAGCGCGGCATCGGGCGCGACAACGGGATTGAAACTCGCGAACTGCCCCCGCTGCCGAGGATGACGACGCCTGCACCGACGGCTGCTTTGCAGGGGACTCTGGGGATGGAGGGCCGTTCGCCAGATAGGCGTATGCAGGAATTGATAGAAGAAGAAAGAAGCTCGCTTTATCCCTCGTATGCGGGGATTGCTGAATTCCCCGGTGCAAGGGGCATTGGGCGCCCGATGTCGGGCATTGATTATGGCTCCATGAGCAATGCGAATCTGATGAAACTCATTAGATTCCCGCAAGACCCCGGCATTCGTTTTGAGGCAGAAGCAGAATTAAAGCGTCGCAAGTTGGAACGACGCGCTCCAATGCGCGCCTCCGGCGGCGGCATTGGCTACGCAGTCGGCGGTCCCGGCGATGGCCGCGCCGACAAGATTCCGGCGATGTTGTCCGATGGCGAGCACATCATTCCAGCCGATGTTGTGTCTGGCTTGGGGCGCGGCTCTTCCAAGGCCGGGCACGAAAAGCTCAACCAGATGATCCTGAAGGAGCGCGCCAAGTATCGCAAGACGCTTGGCAAGCTCCCGCCGCCGAAGGATTAATACCATGGGTCTGTTCGATTCTCTGTTCGGGCCAAGCCAGAATGTCGTAACGACGCGCCCGCAGGTCATTGAAGGCTACGAGCCGCTTGTCAGCGAAGCTGCAAAGCAGGCGCTTCGTTACGCCCAGGCCCCCTATCGTATGCGCCCATTCCAGCGCATCGCGGGCCTGACCCCGGACCAGCTTGCCGGGATGCAGGCAATCCGAGGCATTGCCACAGACCCCGCCTTGGGGCAGCAGTACGGCGAAGCCTCTGACATCTTGCGGCAGAGCATCGGCGACCCGACCGCTCAGGGCATGATTTCATCGCTTGGTCGCACCATCACGCCGGAACGGATTAGCGCAGAGCGCTGGTCTCCTGAAGTGATGAAGACATACATGAGCCCCTATCAAGAGGCTGTGATCGACCGCTACATGCGGCGCGAAGACGAGCGCACCGGAGAGCGTCGCGCTGATCTTATGCGTCGTCAGGCCGGCAAGAAGGCATTTGGATCTGGGGCTGATATTACGCGCGCACAGTTTGAGCGCGATGAAGAAACCCGCAAGGCCGATGCGCTCGCCAAGATGCTTGAAAGCGGATACCAGACGGCGGCTGGACAGTTCGCAACCGAGGCGGCACGCGCCCAGGAGGCGGCCCGCGCCAATCAGGCAGCAGGACTGACGGCGGAGCAGTTGCGCACGTCTGGTCTTGGCGCGGGAGTGCAGGCCGAATTGGGGCGCCTTGGCGGCCAGCGTGGTGCCGCTGCCAGTCTTGCCGATCTGGCGTCGCGCTATCAGCAGGCTCAGTATAGCGGCGCCGAGAAGCTGATGGGTGTTGGCGCCATGCAGCAGGCGCAGCAGCAGAAGGGCTTGTCACTTCAGGAACAGGACTGGCTTGAGCAGCAGCGCTATCCGCGTGAGATGGGCAGTTATCTTGCGGGCATTGTGTCTGGGGCACCGCGAGGGAGCGAGCAAACTTCTCCCGGACCCGGATTCTTGCAGCAGGCACTTGGTACTGGCCTGGGACTGGCCGGTATCTACAAGGGATTCGGCTTCCGCCATGGCGGCGCGGCTCATATGGAAGAGGGCGGATCGGTTGAGGATGCGGTAAAGCCTTCTTTCGACGAGCGCATGAAGCGCATCCTTCAGATGATGCAGACAAGGAAGTTGCGAGAGAACGCGGGAGGCGCAGAGCAGGAGCGCATCAGGAGGCTCGACCAGCGGCTTTATGAAGCCTATGCCCCACCGTCTCGGCGAACGCCTGAACGGGCCTCGTTCGCTCGTGGCGGCATTGCGCGGATGCAGTATGGCGGCGATCCGGAAAGTTATGAATCCGAGCGCTTGGCGGAACTGGCCGGCGCAGCACGCGAACCGGAAGACAGGACTACTCCGCTTGTAGAGTATCTGCGTCGTATCAAGAGCGGCATGTTTGAGCCAAGTGGGGCTCCTAAGCGTTTACTTAAGAGGCCCGACCCCGCGCTCAAAGAAGCTATTGATCGGGAGATCATGGCTGGCGCCAAGTCGCCAAGCGAGATAATCGCAGGTCTTCTTCCTGAAAAGGATTTTCTGACCCGCGCGCTAACGCCAAAGACAACTTACATTGCGGAAGCGCCAACGCCGCCCTCTGCGCCGGCTCCCGACCTTGAAGGACTTCGCGGCCCTGCTTTTGGCGCGGCGAAGCTCCCGCCCGAAGCAGGCCGTTCCTTTGTTCGTGGCTCAGGTATTGAGTCTGAAGAATTGCCGGCGGATGCTACGGGCCTGCCCGAAGATATGAAACCTTCCGGTCTCGGGTTTGACTACAAGCC